CTTGACTGGATGGAATGGTGCAGGTGCGCCAGTTCTAACTGAAACAGACATCACATTGCCAACAACATCAGTCTCTGTTGGACAGAGAATGATTGTTGAAGTTTATGGCGTCAATGGCGATGCAACTACACACAACTACAGTTTTATCACAGAAGGCACCACGCATTACTCGTATGTGGTCACAACTCTTGAAGCACCACAAGGTCCACAAGGACCAACAGGTGCAACGGGCGCCACAGGCCCCATCGGAGCCACAGGCGCAACAGGTCCAACTGGACCTATTGGCGCAACTGGACCGATAGGTGCCACGGGCGCAAACGGTGCTGACGGTGCCACAGGCGCGACAGGTCCAACTGGACCTATCGGTGCAACAGGCCCACAAGGATTGCCTGGAACAGATGGCGCGACAGGTGCCACTGGACCAAGCGGCCCTATCGGTGCAACAGGACCAATTGGTGCAACAGGTCCACAAGGAGTTGCAGGCGATACTGGAGCAACAGGACCAATCGGTGCTACTGGTGCCACGGGTCCACAAGGAATTCAAGGCATTCAAGGTGAAGTTGGTGCAACAGGTCCAATTGGTGCAACAGGTCCAGTAGGTGCTACAGGCCCACAAGGAATTCAGGGCGATATTGGCGCAACAGGTCCAATTGGTGCAACAGGTCCAGTAGGTGCTACAGGCCCACAAGGAATTCAGGGCGATATTGGTGCAACAGGACCAGCGGGTGCAACAGGACCCGAAGGTGCCACAGGCCCCGTCGGTGCGACAGGACCAACTGGCCCAGTAGGTGCAACAGGCGCCACGGGCGCAACAGGACCAAGCGGTGCTGCAGGTTCTGCCACCGTCTATCGCTGGACAAAGACAGCGGCAGGTGGCGAGACTTCACTTTCAGGCCTTGACAATAACGGTGTCACACTCACCTACACAGTCGGCCAAGAATTGCTTCACATCAACGGTGTCTTGCAAGTTCGTGGCACTGATTATGTTGCAACAACTGGCACTTCAATCACAGGACTCACAGCACTCGTTGCTGGCGATGTCGTGGACATCTGGGCGCCTGAAGTATTCAATGTCTCAGGTGCAGCGATGCTCGCTGTCAGCAACACATTCGGCCCTGACCAAGTAATCAATGGTGTCACTGTTGGTGAAGGTGGCGGTTCACTAGCAAGTAATACTGTCCTTGGCGCTTCTGCCCTTGCGGCTAATACTACTGGTGGGGCGAATGTTGCCGTAGGACAAAATGCTCTTGGTGCTAACACCACGGGCGCGTCCAATGTTGCAATCGGCAGAAATGCTATGGCAACAAATACAATTGGCACCAACAGCACCGCAGTTGGAAATGGTGCGTTGCAAGTTGACAATGGCAGCGGATTTAATACCGCAGTAGGTTCACTTGCCCTTACCACAAACACGACTGGCATAAACAACACTGGTGTTGGCGTATCTGCTTTGCGTTTTAACACAATAGGTTCTGGAAACATTGCGATAGGAAATTCCGCTTTAAGATTTAATACAACTGGATTCCAGAATATTGCTGTAGGTTTCCAAGCGCTTTATTCAAACACCATCGGCGCAGAAAACCTTGCAGTGGGAACTAGCGCTCTTTATGCCAACACCACTGGTGTTAACAACATAGCCATTGGTTCTTATACACTAGATGCTAATACTACTGGTCAAAATAACGTATCAGTTGGTGTTAATTCTTTAAGTGCTAATACTGGTGGTTACAACAATACTGGCATTGGTCACGCAACCTTGCAGGCAAATACTACTGGTTACGAAAATACCGCTTTGGGTTATGCCGCACTCAATGTCAACACCACTGGTAATAGTAATGTAGCCATTGGCTCTGGTGCTTTAGATGCTAATACTACTGGCGCTAGCAATACTGCAGTTGGCGCTCAAGCGTTAGGTGCAAATACTATTGGGATAAATAATACTGCAGTAGGTCTATACGCACTTCAATTAAACACAACTGGTAACTACAATACTGCAATAGGAACTCAAGCGCTGCAGTATAATACTACTGGTATTTACAATACCGCCGTTGGTCAGTCTGCTTTAATCCTTAATACTACTGGAAGTGGCAACACCGCTGTTGGTATGTGGACATTGGAAGCCAACACTACTGGTATTGAAAATGTTGCTCTAGGTAGAGATGCATTAAGAGTCAACACAACAGGTTCTCAAAACGTGGCAGTTGGTGCTTTCGCTTTAGATGCAAATACTACTGGTGTAAATAACGTAGCGGTAGGAGAAAGTTCACTTTCTGCCAATACTACTGGTAAAGATAACGTTGCTATTGGTAGATATGCAATGCTTGTGAACACCACTGGTAGTAACAATGTTGCAATGGGTAATTTTTCATTAGATGCGCTAACAACTGGGTCTAATAATACCGCTGTTGGATATTCTGCATTGACAAGCAATACAACTGGTTTTTATAACACTGCATTTGGTAGTGACGCAGGTCTTAGCATTACCACAGGTGTTGGTAATACAATGGTTGGAACTTTTGCTGCAGATAATGCAACAACTGGTAACTATAATACATCTCTTGGATATGGAGCCAAACCATCGTCTGCAACTGTAGGCGGAGAATTTACTTTAGGTGATACTAATGTCAACAACCTTCGTTGCAATGACACCACTATTTCCTCATTGTCAGACCAACGCGATAAGACAGAGATTGTTGACAACCCATACGGACTTGAGTTCCTCAAGAGTATTCAGAGTCGCAAGTTCACTTGGGCTACCCGCGAAGGCAACGTCAAGGACGGAAGCACAAGACTTGGTTTCATCGCGCAGGAATTGCTTGCCGCGACTGACGGTGACAATGACGTGCTTGACTTAGTGTACGAATCAAACCCTGACAGATTAGAAGCAAAGGCAGGCAATCTCATTCCTATCCTAGTCAAGGCAATCCAAGAACTAGCAGCAGAAGTTCAAGAGTTGAAGGACAACCGATAATGACAAAAGCACGCGATATAGGTAGCAAGCTTTCAGATGCCAACAGCAACACCGCGTATGGCACTGATGCGCTTGTGGCGAATACCACTGGTGTTAATAACGTAGCAGTCGGCGCCAATGCACTTGATGTTAATACTATAGGTACTAACAACGTAGCAGTTGGTACGAATGCTCTTGGTGCTAACACTACTGGTAACTTTAATACAGCAATAGGCGAAAGAGTTTTGCGACTCAACACGACTGGTGTTAGAAATACTGGCGTTGGGTCATATTCATTAGACGCTAATACCATTGGAACAGACAATGTTGGAATAGGCTACAACGCTATTGCCGCTAACACCACAGGTATTAACAACGTTGCCGTAGGTCCTTATGCCTTAGATGCTAATACCATTGGTAGTAACAACATAGCAGTTGGTGTTAATGCTTTAGGTGCAAATACCACTGGTATACAAAACATAGCCATAGGAACTCAAGCGCTAACTACAAATACCACTGGAGTAAGAAACGTTGCCATTGGAATTAATGCTATGCAATTAAACACCACTGCTGCTGATATAGTAGCAATTGGTCATAACGCTCTTGCCGCTAACACTACTGGCAGTAACAATGTAGCAATAGGTTCTTTTGCACTTGATGCTAACACTACTGGTACAGGCAACATAGCAATCGGCACACTTGCTCTTAGCGCTTCCACCACTAGTTATCAAAATATTGCTATTGGTAATAATGCGCTTGATGCCATAACTGGGGGAAGTAATAATAATATTGCTATTGGTGTAAATGCCTTAGGTGCAACTACTACTGGCGTTTCTAATGTTGCAATAGGAATCGGGGCATTGGAAAATAATACAACTGGTTATGCAAATACTGCTCTTGGCTCATATCACGAAGGAAACATAGTTTCTCCTCTTTTCTTCAATACCATTGGTTATAGAAATGTGGCTATCGCCCCTGGCGCATTGTCTGAGAATACTACTGGTAGTGACAATGTTGCTGTTGGTTACAGAGCGCTACGTGCCAACAGCACTGGTGCTCAAAACGTAGCAATAGGTCATTATGCACTAGATGCAAATACTACTGGTGTTAACAACGTAGCAGTTGGTACTTTTGCTTTAGATGCTAATACCACGGGTTCTTCCAATGTTGCTATTGGTTTGAATGCACTTGGTGCCAATACTATTGGTATCAGCAACGTAGCCATAGGTACTAGTGCGTTAGATGTAAATACAACAGGACTTGCAAATACAGCAGTAGGTGTTGACGCTCTTGGTGTAAATCAAGTAGGTAACTATAACACTGCTGTTGGTTTGCTTGCACTCGGTGATGGCTTAAATCCAGATGGAAATACTGCAATTGGAGTAAATGCAGGTCGTGCATCAACTGGAGATGATAATACATTTTTAGGTTCAGATGCTGGATTTACTGGAACTAACAATGTAACCAGTGGTTCAAATAATACTTTAATTGGTAAAGGCGCTCAGGCATCTTCGTCAACAGCCTCAAATGTTATTACCTTAGGCAACTCATCTATTGCAACTTTGCGTTGTCAACAGACCAGCATTACTTCTCTTTCTGACCTTCGTGACAAAACCAACATTGAATCAATCCCAGTCGGTCTTGACTTCATCAAGGATTTGAAGCCAGTCAAGTTTGAATGGAATATGCGTGATGGTGGCAAGGTTGGTATTGAAGAAGGCGGATTCATCGCCCAAGAACTTCTTGCTACCGAAGAAAAGTTTGGCACAAAGGCTTGGACTCAGATTGTTTCCGAAGAAAACCCAGATAAACTAGAAGCAGCGCCAGCCAAGTTGATACCAATTTTGGTCAAAGCAATCCAAGAACTCTCTGCAAAAGTAGAGGCACTAGAAGCAAAGGCAAACTAATGACACACTCAGCAGATGCAACAAAGAGCATTACCAAGGCTGTTCCAACAGTTGATGTTGATGGCAAGGTAATCAAGTGGGACGTCACCGTTGAATATTCACTCAATGATTATGTATCCACATTCAGCAAGTTCGCAGATGTAGAACCAACCAAGGCGCCAGCAGATTTCACCAAGGCAGAACTTTGGGCTTTGGTAGATGAGGCACACCTTGATGCCGTCTATGACTCACAGTACGAATCAGTGAAATTGGCGCCTGCGCCAACCACAGAAGCCATTTCAGACTTTGATGTGGAGTCTCTAGCCTAGTAACGAATCGGGGGATTTGTGAAAAAAATACTTATTGCAACACCATCATACGATGGCAAAGTTGATGTCTGGTATGCAAGTGCGTTGCATCAGACAGCGCTGATGGGCATTGAATCGGGCGTCTATTTTCACCCAGTCTTTATGTCCTATGATGCTTTGATTCAACGCAGTCGCAACGATTTAGTTGCGCTGGCAGTAGAGCAAGACTTTGACGGGATTCTGTGGATTGACGCCGACATTGAATGGGCGCCAACTTGGGCAATTGAAGTTGTTAATTCCGACAAAGATGTTCTTGGCATTCCTTGTGTCAAGAAATCCATTGTTGAAGAGTCGTACAACATCAAGGCCAAACCCGAACAACTCGGAGAAGGCATCATCTCAGTAGAGTCTGTTGGCACTGGGTTTTTATACCTTAGCAAAAAAGCCTTCACACATTTGTGGGATAGTAGCAAACCTTATGTTCACAACGGTCAAAACAAGCGCTGGATATTTGAAGTCAAGATTCAAGATGGCGACATCATTTCTGAAGATGTGCTAATGTGCCAAAAACTCAAAGATGCTGGTTTTGACATCTGGATTGACAGCAGCAAGACATGTAACCACGTCGGAACGTTGAAATTTGTCGGCAACTTTGCAGACTTTGTGAAGCGCCTGAAATGAGATTCCACGTCGTAAGCCTGCCTCACACGCAGGTCACGAAAGATTTTACAGGATGCGCCTTCACCGAAAAGGTTAGGCGCTTTTGCATAATGATGACCAATCTTGGTCACGAAGTTTATCTATATGCTGGCGAGCAAGTAGATGCGCCAGTCACCAAACTCATCACTTGTATCTCAGAAGAGCGACGCGCCCAGGCAGTAGGCAACGCCCACTACACACAAGCATCCTTCGACACCAATGCGCTGCACTGGCGAATCTTCAACACCAATGTGATTCGGCTGATGCAGAGCCATTTGCAACCGCAAGACTTCATCTGCCTTATTGGTGGATACGCCCACAAAGAGATTGCCGATAAGTACCCCAACCACATCAGTGTTGAATTCGGTGTGGGATATGGCGGCGTGTTCAGCAAGTATCGCGTTTTTGAATCATACGCCTGGATGCATTCCATCTACGCTGGTCACAAGAATCCAACAGCCGTTGACGGTCAGTTCTTTGACACCGTGATTCCTGGCTACTTGGAACCAGAGATGTTTCCACTGGGCGAAGGCAAAGGTGATTATTACCTTTTCATTGGTCGATTGATTGAGCGCAAAGGCTACAAGATTGCTCAGGAAGTCTGCCAGCGCCTAGGCAAGAGACTTATCTTGGCAGGTCCTGGTGAGCAATCAGGATATGGAGAGTTTGTTGGCTCAGTTGGTCCAGAGCAAAGAGCAGAATTGATGGGCAATGCCATCGCTACCTTTGCCCCAACGCTTTACATAGAACCCTTTGGCAATGTTGTCATTGAAGCCCAAGCCTGTGGAACCCCTACTATCACAACTGACTGGGGCGCTTTTACAGAGAACAACATCAACGGTCTGACAGGCTACCGTTGCAGAACGCTGCAAGAGTTTATGGATGCAGCAGAACAAGTCAAAACGCTAGACCGAAACAAAATCAGAGAACATTCTGTTGGCAAATATGCATTGGATGTTATCGCTCAACAGTACGAAGATTACTTCCACAGACTGCTGACCCTTTGGGATGGCGGTTGGTATCACTTAGAAGAAAAGGCAGGCAATGAGTCTATCTAAAAGACTTCGCGCATCAGGTGAAAAGCGTGCGCAGAATCAGTTCGTTGAACCGTTGATTCCAGGCAGACCAGCGTATGCATCCCCTGCAGGCGTTGATGTCAACTCTGAAACAGCAATTCGGATGTCCACTGTTTATGCTTGCGTGAGACTTCTTGGTGACACAATTTCATCGCTTCCACTTGGCGCCTATGTTCGCCGTGGTCGCAACCGTATCTCTTACGCCGCAGTTTATGGCGAAGTTCCAAACTGGGTCAACAAACCAAACCCAGATACAACCCGTCTTGAGTTCTACGAACAAATCATTGCTTCTCTCAACCTAGAAGGCAACGCATTCATCCTCAAGGTAATGGATGACATGGGCGATGTTCTTGAACTGTATGTTCTCAATCCACGCGATGTTCGCGTTGAACGCCCACGACCAGGCGAGCCACTTCGCTATATGGTGCGCGATGCGTTCGGCAACTTCTCTTATGAAGTCAGTGCAAACGAAATGGTTCACATCCCGCTCTTTAGACTTCCAGGACAATTGCTTGGTCTTGGACCAATTGGTGCAGCCCGCGTAACCCTTGGTTCTGCTATGGCTGCTGAAGTTTATGCTGCTTCATATTTCGGCAACGCTGCCAACCCTGGCGGCGTCATCGAAGCGCCAGGTGATATGACAGAAGAGCAGGTTTCAGACCTTGCTCGCGATTGGAATATCACACACACTGGCCCATATAGAGCGGGCAAAATCGGCGTGCTAACTGGTGGAGCGTCTTTCAAGCCGCTCACACTCAACGCTGCCGATGCCCAGTTGCTAGAAGTACGACGCTTCGGGGTTGAGGAAATAGCCCGCCTATTCCGCGTGCCTGTCTCGCTGCTGGGTCATCCTGTTGCTGGTGCGATGTCATTCGCATCTGTTGAAGCACAGAACTTATCGTTCGTGCAGCATTCATTGCGTCCATTGTTGGAACGCATCGAACAGGCTCTCTCTCCATTATTGCCAGAGCCAGATGGCTTCATCAAGTTCAATCTTGATGCGCTTCTTCGCGGCACAACCATTGAACGGTATGACGCTTACACAAAAGGATTGCGTGAAGGATTCCTTTCACTCAATGATGTTCGCGCTGTTGAAGATTTGTCACCGCTTGGCGAAGCAGGCGACCAACACCGTGTACCGCTTCAAAACATTGATGCGGCAGATGCGCCTGAAGTTGGTATGAAACTTCGCGCTGAAATCATTGCACAACTTGTGCAGGTTGGCTTTGACCCACAGGCTGTTCTCAAAGCCTTGGATATGCCAACCATCAAGCACACTGGAGTTCCATCAACACAGTTGCAGGCAGTATCAACAATTGACCCTGCTGCACCTGAATCAGTGTATGGGGTTGAGTAATGCCTTACTATGTATCTGATTCACAAAGCGATTGTGATGGATGGGCAACAGTAAAAGAAGAATCAAATGGTTCTTACACAACCATTGCTTGCCACGGTACAAAGCAAGATGCAATTGACCAGATGGTTGCAATTTCAATTGCTGAAGATATGGAACCAGGCGGCGAAGTAAGAGCAGTTGAATCAGTTCCGGAATTTATCCGCAACAACGCTGCTCGCGGATTGAAGTATTTAGAAGAAGGTTTTGGGGGCGATGGATTGACCGATGGCACAAAGCGTGACGCACGCGAAATGGCCGCAGGAAGAATCTCAGACAACAAGGTTCGCAAGATGGCACCTTGGTTTGCCCGCCACAAAGTTGACGGACAGGCACCAAAGAACAGTGACCCTTCGCACGCAGAATACCCAGGAGCAGGCTTGGTTGCCTGGCTTCTCTGGGGCGGCGATTCCAACTTCAGTGATAGAGCGCAAAACTGGTCGCAACGCCAGATTGATGCTTTAGATGCTGAAGCCGATTCAAGGAGCAAAATGAAGAAAATCGAACGCCGCACTTATGTGGTGCAGGATGTAGAAGCACGCCAAGCAGAAGATGGCGTGATGCGTTTGTCAGGATACGCCGCTGTGTTCAACGATGCCAGCGTGCCACTTCCATTCAAAGAGAGAATCGCCCCTGGCGCTTTCCGTAAGACATTGAATGAAATGCCTGATGTCAGACTTCTTATCAATCACGAAGGCTTGCCTTTGGCTCGTACCAAGAATGGCACATTGACGCTCACTGAAGATGACCGTGGATTGCGCTTTGATGCAGAACTTGCCGATACTCAAGAAGCCCGCGACATCTACACGCTAGTTCAACGCGGCGATGTTGACCAGATGAGTTTTGCTTTTCGCGTCATCCGCCAGAACTGGAGCAAGGATAAGAGCGAGCGTACACTGACAGAAGTATCACTTGCTGATGGCGATGTATCGGTTGTCACTTACCCTGCCTACCCAACCACCAGTGTTGAAGCCCGCAAGAAGATTGCTGACGCACTAGATGCCATCAAGGAAGGCCGCAAACTTGATGAGGATTCAATCAAGGCGCTTCGCGATTACCTATCCGAATTGCTAGATATTGAAGGCGAAGAAGAAGATGACGACGAAGAGTACGATGAAGAAGAAGAGATTGAAGATGATTCTTCTCGCGCTGTTGATGTCGTTGGAGATTTTGTAGAATGGGATGCATCAGGCGGAACCGCCCGTGGTCGCATTGAGCATGTAATGAGAGAAGGAGTTCTTGGGATACCTGACTCTGATTTCTCCATCACTGCCGAAGAAGGAGACCCTGCAATCCTCATCCGCGTTTATCGCGAAGTCCGTGATGGATGGGAAGCAACAGAAGTTCTTGTTGGCCATAAGGCTTCAGAACTTCGTGCGATTGACCCACTATCAGCGCCAAGTGAAGAACAGAGCCGAACAATTTCACTTCGTTTGGCAAAAGCAATTATCCAAAACACAAAATAGATTTCTGCTCACAGGAGCAGATACGAAGTCGGAGCGAGACTCACACCCTCAATTGAGCGCCGTGAATCATCACGCCACCACCTCGGACCCTTACAAACACTCACAAGGAGAACTCAAACAATGTCATACCTTGACAAAGTTGTTGAGCGCCGTGATGCAGTGAAGGCTGAAATGGATGCAGTTCTTGAGGCAGTAGCCGCAGAAAACCGCACCGACCTTACTGCAGAGGAAACCGAAAAGGTTGATGCCCTCGTTGAAGAATCACGCTCGCTCGATACAAAGATTGAGAAGTTGACTGCACAGGCTGCAGCAGATGCAAAGGCAGCAGAAGCACGCTCTGTTGTTGCAGATGCACTACCAAAGGCAACAACTTCAATCGTGCGCGAAGCACGCACATATACACCAGAAGCAGGTAACTCATTCGTTCGTGATGCATTCAATGCACAAGTTCGTGGAGACTTTGCTGCACAAGAGCGTCTTGCTCGCCACATGAAGGAAGAATCAGTTGAGCGTCGCGATGTTGATACATCAAACTTCGCTGGACTCGTTGTTCCACAATACCTCGTTGACCTCGCTGCACCTCTTGCACGCGCAGGCCGTCCAACTGCTGATTTCGCAACAAACAAGATGGCACTTCCTGCCGCTGGTATGTCGCTTGAAATCAGCCGTATGACCACAGGTACATCAACAGCAATCCAGGAAACACAGAACACTGCAGTTTCCGAAACAGACGCTGATGACACCCTGCTCTCTGTCCCAGTGCGTACAATCGCGGGACAACAGGACCTATCCCGACAGGCCATTGAGCGCGGAACAGGCATTGATGCATTCGTCATTGCTGACTTGATTCGCTCCTGGCACACAACACTTGATTCACAGGTACTCAACGGAACTGGTTCCAATGGACAGTTCAAGGGTATCCGCGCTTCAGGTGGAAACGCAATTACCTTCACTGCAACAACACCAACAGTTGCATTGCTATATCCAAAGTTGGCAGATGCTCTACAGCAAGTTCAGAGCAATGTGTTCACCACACCAACTCACTGGATTATGCACCCACGCCGCCTAGCATTCTTGCTAGCAGCAACTGACACTGCAGGACGCCCAGTAGTTGTTCCAACTGCAGGTGGCCCAATGAACGCAGTTTCAACTGGCGCAGGCGTTGCTCAGTACGCAAACAGCGGATACCAACTTCTTGGTCTCCCAATCATCACTGATGCAAACGTTGCTACAAACTACGGTGCAGCCACCAACCAAGATGAAATCTATCTTGTTGATGCACGCGAAATGCACCTCTGGGAGCAACCAGGCGCTCCATTCTCACTTCGCTTTGATGCAACTGCCCCTGGCAGCCTAACCATCAAGACCGTTGTGTATGGATTCTCTGCATTCACCGCAGAGCGCTATCCAAAGGCCGCTTCAATCATCAGCGGAACTGGCCTCGTAGCACCATCCTTCTAGTCTGAAGGAATAACTAAATAGTGGTGTTGGAGCAGGTGGGAATCCCCCGACCTGCCTGCTCCAGCACTTCATTATGAATCGGGGGATTCAATGAAAACAGGACACAAAGTTTCAATCGGTGCGTGTGACCCAGGCACCGTCAATGCGGCGTGGGCATATCGAATGTTTCAACTTTGCCAAAATCGCGCCGACAGACTGGGGCCATTCGTCAGAATCAAAGGTTCTGGTTTGCTTTCCAAGATGCGCAATCGCGTTGTGAAAGCATTCTTAGAAAACACAGATTCTGATTGGCTTCTGATGATTGATGTTGATGAACAACTCACAACAGAAGCATTTGATTTACTTATTCAGACTGCGCACGATAAAGAGCGTCCAGTTGTATCTGGACTTGTGTTTGCCGCATTTGATGCCAACAAACATCCATATCCAAAACCCGTGCCAGCAATTTTTCAAGATGTACCAGAAGGCTTCTTGCCTTTGTTCAAGTATGACCGGAATTCAGTGTTTCAAATTGATGCGTGCGGAACTGGATGCGTTCTTATTCATAGAAGCGTTCTTGAAGCAATGCGCGAAAATGCTGACCCAAACCAAGGCGAAGATTGGTGCTGGTTCTGGGATGGTCCGATTGATGGCAAATGGATTAGCGAAGATTTGCTGTTTTCGCGCCGTATAAGACAATTGGGCTTTCCAATATATGTCAACACTGGAGCAGTCTTGCCGCATCAAAAGTCATATTGGTTATCAGAAGAACACCACCTATCGTGGAGAGAATAAAGTTTTGGCGGAAACAAACCGCAACCGCAACACCTGATTTAGAACGGGCAGTTGCACCACAGCCAGAGAAGAGGAAAAAGCGTGGCACTTACAAACGCATACTGCACACTGTCAGACCTGAAGGCATCTCTGAACATTGATGACATTCAAGATGACACTGCGCTTGAAGCAGCAATTATGGCTGCCAGCAGAATGCTTGATGATTACACAGGCCGATTCTTTTACAAAGACGGAACTACTGCCGCACCTGTAACACGCTACTACACAGCGCAGGATTGGTGGACAACCAATACTGATGACTTCATTAGCATCAGCGAGATTGCCACCGACGATAACTTTGACCAGTTATACACAACCGTGTGGGCCACATCTGACTATATGGTTGAACCAGTCAACAATCCTCGCCGTGGCTGGCCTTTGACACGATTGCTCGCCATTGGCGCCTACATCTTCCCATACAACTTGCCACAATCAGTTCGCGTCAGGGCTGTCTGGGGTTGGTCAGCAGTGCCACAAGAGATTCAGATGGCTTGCAAGATTCAGGCATCACGCCTATTCATTCGCCGCCAATCGCCGTTTGGAATCGCTGGCAGCGCAGAACTTGGAACTGTTCGTTTGAGTTCCCGCCTAGACCCAGATGTTGAAATGCTTGCACGCCCATTCCGCAAACTTTCCTGGATGGCAAAATGAAACCCAGTTCCATTCGTGAGGCTCTCAAGAAGCAATTGGAAACAATCAATGGATTGCGTGCATACGACACGATGCCTGACCTGCCACAGCCACCTTGCGCTGTTGTTGGCCAATTAGATTTCACTTTTGATTTGAACAATAGCCGTGGTTTAGACCAGGCCAACCTTGATGTGTATGTTCTCGTTCAACGGTTTTCCGAAAGAACAGCACAAGACAACCTGGACAAATACCTGTCGGGTTCTGGTAATTATTCAATCAAGGCTGCCATTGAATCAGACCTTACCCTTGATGGTTCTTGCAACACACTGCGCGTTACATCAGCAGAAGCGGGAACTTATCTGTCAGGGGATGTTGAATACTTATCTTACCGTTACCGTCTAACAATATGGGGCCAAGGAGAATAAATGACATACACAGTGAATTCTGACCGTTTCGCTTTGAAGAAAAAAGGCGAATCAATTTCAGATAAAGAACTGCTTGAAGCAGGATGTAATGTTGAGGCGTTAGTCTCCGCTGGCCATCTTGTGTCTGCAGTAACACCAAAGGCAGCACCAGCATCAGAAGGAGAAACTAAATAATGGCACGCATCGTACTCACTGACGCGTCTATCGTAATCAATTCAGTGGACTTATCAGACCACATTGCCAGCGTCACAATCTCAACATCGGAAGATGTGATTGACACCAGCGCGTTCTCATCAACGATTGCTGCTGGTCGTACTCGCGTTGCTGGCCTTGGCGATAATTCTGTTGCATTAGAGTTCCACCAGGATTTTGCAACATCCTCGGTTGAGCAAACAATTTATCCGCTTCTTGGTTCACTCACCACCGTGGTTGTGAAGCCAACGAGCGGCGCAGTATCTGCAACAAATCCTTCCTACACATTCAGCGCTCTTGTTTCAGAATGGCAAGAGTTGTCAGGTTCTGTGGGAGAATTGGCCACTGCAAGTGTGACTTGGCCAATTTCAGGCGCTATCACAAAAGGAGTATAGAGAATGGCCCGTTTAGTTCTAACAGATGCTTATGTGGTGCTTGCCAGCACTGACATTTCGCAATATGTCACATCCGTGACACTCTCTTCAACACTTGATGTTGTTGAGACCACTGGTATGTCCAGTACCAGCCGCACCCGTGTTGCTGGCCTTCGCGACAATCAAATCACTCTTGAGTTCAACCAGGACTTCGCTTCTGGCGCTCTTGAAACTTTGATTTATCCAAGCGATGCAAGCACCAAGATTGGCACCGCAGTTGCAATGACTGTCAAACCAACCAGTGCAATCACATCTACAACAAATCCTGCATACGGATTTTCAGCGTTGATTACAGAATGGCAATCAGTATCAGGCTCAGTTGGCGAATTGGCAACTGTCTCTGTCACCTGGCCAATCTCAGGCGCAATTACAAAAACAACCGCATAACAAACTAAGGGGGAAATGATGGACGGTTTAGCAATCAAAGTAAAGACCGCAGATGGCAATGAGTCAGTCTATAAACTGACACCAAGAATCATCGTGGCTTTTGAACAGAACTTCGGCAAGGGTCTGCCCAAACTAATCGGTGAAGAGCAAAAGATTGAGCATATTTACTGGTTGGCTTGGAAGGCACAACAGGTCAATGGTGTCATTGTGAAGCCGTTTGGTCCTGAATATCTGGACACGATTCTCAATGCAGAGTTGGACGCAGACCCAAATTCCGAATCCACCGCGACAGTCTGACCTATACGGTTGCAGTAATCGCGGTGGAGACAGGCATTTCACCAGTTGACTTACTTGATGCCCCTGAAGGTATCTTGGAAGCAATCGGTGTTTATTTGAAGGAGCGAGCAAAGAAAAATGGCGGATGAAATAATCGTTCTCACTGGCATCAAAGAGACTGTTGATGCTTTGAAAGAGTTCGACAAGTCTGCTGTTCGCAAGTTCAATAAAGTTATCAATACAGAACTGGCCAACGCCGAACGCGATGCGCATGGCATTGTTCGTGGCATTGGCAACGGGAAAACAGATACTCCAATGAGCGGCTGGCGGCCATATAACGCCGCCAAGCCGCGAAGAAGTTCGCGTGGTGGCACTGGCTGGCCTGCCTGGAGTACGGGCGAAGTTGTCGCTGGTATTCGCAAGACAAAAGCACAAGGCAAGGTTCGTAAGGATTACACCACCAGTGCTGGTGCATTGATAAACAAATCTGCTGCTGGCGCAATCTTTGAAGTTGCTGGCCGCAAAAGTGGAATGAGTGCTTTCGGCAGAAGCCAAGGCGAACAATTTATGCGCACACTATCTGCCCGCTTCAAACCTGCTTCTCGTTTGGTTTGGCGTGTTGTTGATAAAGACCGCGCTAAAATTCAAGCCAATGTTGAAAAAGCATTGAATGAAGCAAAAGCAGAATTGCAAAGACATTTGAACAGAGAGCAGGCATAAGATGGCAGTTGGCGCAGTAGTAGCGCGAATCCTGACGCAGTATTCTGACAAAGGTTCCAAGGCCGCTCAAAAAGACATCAATAAACTTGGCAAGCAATTTGATGCTTTTGCTAAGAAAACCGCACGCGCTTTTGGAATAGCCGCTGCCGCCGTTGGTGCATTCGCAATCAAGGTTGGTAAGGATGCGGTTCAGGCTGCCATTGCTGACCAAAAGAGCCAAACACTTCTTGCCAATAGCCTTCGCAATACAACAGGTGCAACTGATGCTGCCATTGCGTCAGTCGAAGCCTACATTTCAAAATTACAACTTGAAGTCGGCGTCGTTGATGATGACTTGAGGCCATCGCTGGCGAAACTCGCGGCAGTAACTGGCTCAGTCAGCGCCGCTCAAAACTTGCTTGGCACTGCTCTTGATGTTTCAGCATTTGCAACAGTTGATTTAGGAACTGCCACAAAAGCAATAACTAAGGCATTGCAAGGCAATTTCAGGAGTTTGCAAAACCTTGTTCCAGGTATTGATGCCGCAACTTTGAAATCAAAAGATTTTGCAAAGATTCTTGCTGAAGTCACTGCTATCACTCAAGGGTCAGCCGCTGCGCGCGCTGGAACTCTTGAATACAAATTAGAAATTTTGCGTATTCGCTTTGGTGAAATACTTGAAACTTTAGGATATGCACTTCTGCCTATTATTGAAAAATTTGCAGATACTTTACAAAACAAAGTTTTGCCACAGGTTGAAACCTGGATAAAGAAAAATCAGAAAGGCTTGATTGAAGGCTTGAAAAAGGCTGCAAATGCTGCAATCAGTCTTACAACAGGGGCTTTAGCATTTAGTCAATGGGTTTTAGATAACACAGGACTAATCAAAGCATTTGCAGCGCTATTGGCAACAATCTGGGCAACTGCAAAGATTTATACTTTCATTACAGCGTTGCAAGGTATTGCAGTGGCTTTTGGCCTTATCACTGTTAGCGCCAACGGTGCTACAGCAGCAACTCTTCGTTTCAAGGCTGCCGCTGGATTCCTTCTAAAATGGGGCAAAGTTCTCCTTGGTATTGGCGCAGTTCTAGGTCTTTCAGGCTCAAGCGCTACAGAAGGCGGCTACCCAGCAGGCACTGTGGGCGCTCAAAATGCTAAGAAAAAGAAGTTGATGAAGGCTGCTGAAAAGCCATTAGGCAATTTTCAGATGTCAACGGGTACAGTTTTACAAAGCGCTGCTGCTGGTGGCGGAACTGATGCAACACTTGATGCTATTTTGAAAAAACTTCAAGCCGCGCAAGATAAGTTAAATAACTCAAAGAAAAAAGAACTTTCAATTGAGCAAAAAATTGTTAATGAAATGCTCAAGAAATATAATCTTGCTCTGATGACTCCAGAGATTGAAGCCAAGGCAACTGCGGCTGCAATCAAAGCAAACTTAGACCGTCAAAAATCAATTGCGGGTTCACCAACAGTGAACTTGGCTAGTGAGCCTGGAAGTGGTCCAGCAAATAGTTCTTTGGCCTATGGAAACACTCCAATTGTCAACATCACCATCAACACTCCACACGGAACTGCAGATGATTATGCTATTGAAATGAACAATCGCATCAATACAATTAGACGCCGTGAAGGTGTTCCAACAGCGTTGTGGACTAGATAATGGCAAATTACAATGGGGTTACTGCGCCATCAATTGCAGTGCAATTTTTCATTGGGTCAACATGGACATCAACAACAGCATCAGATGTTCTTGAAACAAGTATTCGCCGTGGTCGCAAACAATATGACATATTGGCGCAGGCTGGTGTCGCATCTATTGTTTTCAACAATTATTCTGGCGCCTATGACCCAGACAATGCATCTGGTCCGTATGCTGGTCAACTCAAGGCTGGTCTGCAGATGCGAATTGTCGCAACTTGGTCATCCGTTGGTTACACAATTTACCAAGGATTTTTGGAATCAAGCGTTGTCAATCAAGGACAATACCCAACAGTTGTAATGAACTTTGTTGATGGCCTGGGATACATTGCCGATGCGCAGGCCCCCGTCCTAGATTCTTTACAATTCTCAGAGACAGCGGCAACCCGCGTTGGGCGAATGTTGGACTACGCAGGATGGTCGGCCACTGCTCGGTCATTGACTGGCAGCGTGACGATGGCAACCACCATTCAGGGCAAATCCTGCCTTCAGATGATTTATCAGGCAGTCAATTGCATTGCTGGCCGCTTCTATATTTCGCGCTCTGGCGTTGCCACGCTGGTGCCATTATCAGACAAATTCTCACGCCCGACTCAATTGCTTTTCTCTGACCAGGGCGATGCATTTTCAATGATTTATCGTGGTCTTATTGTTGACCCTGGAACTTACTATGTGGTCAATCAAGCAGTCGTTGACCGTGGCGCTTTGGCAACCAAAACATCCACATACAATCCATCAAGAATTGCCAATGGTCTTGTTTCTAAAAGATTTGATGCGCCTATTTTGAATGAAACTAGCGGTGCCAATCTTGCGCTTTATGAATCACGCCAGCAGGCTGACCCAGTTACTTATGCCAAGCAGATTGATTTCAGTGCGCTCTCTCTTGGACAGTTGTATCCGGATTTTCTTGCGTGCGAGATTGGCGACCAAGTAAGTGTGAAGCGTTTGACTGTGGACAATCGCAGTTTGCAATACAACCTGGTGATTGAAGGAATGACTCACAGAATTACAAGTGATGATTGGAATGTCTCATTCCACACTTCACCCATTGACCCATATTCAATAACAATCTAGGGGTAAGCAATGCCATTATGTCCACAGATTACTAATACGCCAATCACGGTCACACAGACCGCTGATTTCACCGTCACATCTGTGGTGCCTTTGATTGCTGATACTTCTGATGGCTTGGCTGGCAATTTAGAATCAATTGAAATTCTCGCTGATGGCAAAACTAAGGTTTATCGGCAAGCAGCAGAACCAACTGGCGCTGGAATCAATGACGGTGATTTGTGGATTGAAACTGATGCGGGCAATAAGTTATATGTAAGGGCTGGCGGTGTTTGGGTATCTGCTCAAGATGCTGCAATTGGAACTGCTCAATCAACTGCTAATGCTGCCGCTGCTGCCGCTGGTGCGGCTCAATCAACAGCAACAACTGCTTTGGCAAATGCAGCAACCGCGTACAACGCCGCTATTGCTTCACTACAACCAAGCGCAAACACCATTGTTAATGCCAGCAATCAAATAACTGCAATCAATGGTAATGGCATCACAGTTTATTCAGGCGCATCTGCTACTACTGGCGCTCGCGTAGTTCTCAATTCTGCTGGTCTTGCAGCATTTAATTCAAGCAATGTTGCAACCTTCTCATTGACTGCCTCTACTGGCGCAGCAGTATTTTCAGGTAGCGTCACAGGTGCCACCATTACTGGTGGAACACTTAACATTGCTGGTAATGCCATCATTGATGGTTCTGGTCTTTTAACTGCGACAGGTGCCACTATCCAAGGCACCATCAATGCCAATGCTGGATATTTTGGCAGCGCTTCAAATGGCTTTAGCATTGGTGCAACAGGTTTGACAGGCGTTGGAACTGGCGCAATCACTGGCGGAACAATACAAACTTCCTCTGGCTCAAATGCAGTTATCTTAAATGGCTCAAGTAATGCAATGCAAATAAAAGCCAATGGTTCTGTTGTTACTAATATGCTCAACTTCAGCACCTCTGGCGCTCTTTGGCATTATGGCTCGTCACCTGATTCTTCTGGTGCTAGTTATCCTAAAGTTCAACTAAGTTCATCTAATGCGTCTATTGATGCTAGTTCTACTCAGTATCTTGCGGCTGGCTCTAATGGCAATCTTGTAGTTGGTCAGACTACATATTCAGGCGGAACTCACACATTCTCTAATGCCTTTGTTGCCAGTTCAACTGCCACATTCAATTCAACAATGTTCGCACCAAACCTCACAACATCAACATCTGCCACCAACCTTCGCGTTGCCACAGGTTCCATCGGTGAAATCCAAGAGACCAGCGCATCTAGTATCCGTTTCAAAGAAAATGTTGTGCCATTGAGCAGCGTTGAAGAAATCAATCACAACAAACTTCTTGATTTACCAGTGCGTGCCTTCACCTACAAAGAAGGCTATCTTTCAGAAAATGATGACCGCCTAGGCGTAATGCTTCCAGGTTTTATTGCTGAAGAAGTAGATGCTATCTATCCGATTGCTGCAGATTATGGTGACGGTCAAGTTCATTCCTGGAATGAGCGTTTCATCATTCCTGGATTGTTAGCCTTGATTCAAGACCTTTACAAAGAAGTTCAACTACTCAAGGGGGAATAAATGGAAAACGAACTAGACCTGGCAACCGTATTGCAGGCAATGCGTGAGCAGATTGGTTCAATGGCTCAAGAGAATGCAATCTTGAGAGCCACAATCAAGAAATTAGAAAATGGACTTTGTAACGGAACTTGTTCCAATACAACGGACAATTGATGACCATATAGACCTGTTTGATTCAATTCAGGTCTTGCTGAAGGAGAAATAATGTCACCAACCGACATCGCAACCCTGGCAGTTGCTGTCAGCACACTTATTGGCTCATTTGCCTACGGAGTCAAATGGCTAGTGCAGCACTACTTGGCAGA